GGAGTTTATATAAGGGTTGCGAGAGTAGTGAAAGGACTCAGGTTTGCGAACACCCGATGTTGACCCTGGTTGATTTTGCCACTGAGTTTCTAACTGGGCAGGAGATAATTGAGCTTACTCAATTACATATGGACTTGGCGGGAAAGGCATATTGGTATTTACCCCAAAATGGATTGGGCGTACCCGGGGAGATATGGGTGCTGCCGCCCCATTTAATGAAAGTAGTTCCCTCTGAAAAGGGTTTTATCTCCGGTTATGTTTATCAAAGTGGCGAAGAGTCTATACCGTTTAGTAGAAATGAGATAATAAGGTTTCCCATGCCTGACCCGGTGAATCCGTATGGTGGAATAGGGTATGCTCAGCCCGCCGCCGTGGAATTGGATGCAGAAGCCTATGCGGGACAATGGAATCGGAATTTCTTCTGGAATTCAGCGAGGGCCGATGCCGTGCTGGAGACTGAGGGGTCATTAAATGAAGAGCAATATGAGGCATTGAGAACACAGTGGGCAAGTCGGCATCAGGGTGTTTCAAGGGCTCACAAGATCGCCATATTGGAGGGTGGGCTTACATATAAACAGATTCAGGTATCACAAAAGGATATGGACTTCCCCAATTTGAGAAGGCAGACCCGTGAAAATCTTATGTTTGCCTTTGGGATACCCCTATCTGTCATGGGTATAACTGAGAATGTTAATCGGGCCAATGCCGAGGCGGGGGATTATACCTTTGCCCGTTGGCTGATTAAACCACGGCTTACTAGGATTAAGAATAAGCTCAATGAGCAGTTATTGCCTATGTTCCCCCTAGCCAAGGGTGTGGAGATTGATTTTGATGAGGTTGTACCTGAAACAATAGAGCAGAAAAAGGGGCTTGCCGAATCAGGTGTTAAGTCTGGCTATATGACCATCAATGAGGGTAGAAAGCTAACTGGGATGGATCCTATTCCTATAGGAGACCAATTGCTTGTTCCAATGAATATATTTCCCACTCCCATTGATGAAGTAGCTCCCAAACCTCCACCCGAACCTCCGCCCGAAGCTCCTAAGTCGAAGGCTTTTAGCGAGGAGCAGAAGGAGCATTACTGGCAAGGGTATGCGGCCAAGACGGCACGGCAGGAAGGCTTCTTTAAGACTACCTTAAAGGGATTATTTGATGATCAGGAAAAGGAAGCCATTAAGCAGTTAAAGGCTATGGGGGAAATTGAGGATTCCTTATTTGATAGTGAGGAAACTCGGGATAGATTTGATAGAGCATTTAAGCCCTTAATTGGGAATGTTTATAATTCCGCATTAGAAGATGCTGTTTCTGAGTTAAAGCAATTAAATCAAATTGCCCTTGATTGGATAGCGGCACGTTCCTTGGTCTTGGCTACAAGTATAAACGAAACAACGAAAATAGAGATTAGAAGGCAGTTGGCTATAGGGTTTGAACAGGGCGAGGGCATTCCCAAATTAACAGCACGGATTAGAACTTATTATGACGGTGCATTAAAGCGTAGAGCGCCAATGGTGGCTCGGACAGAGGTTATAGCAGCTTCCAATGAGGGTGCTTTGCAGGGATACAGGGAACAGGGTGTTGAGGAGGCTGAGTTTTATCCCTCACCTGGTGCTTGTGAAGAGTGCTTGGCAGAGGTTGGAATATACCCAATAACCGAAGCACGCAATAGAATACCAGTTCACCCGAACTGTCGTTGTGTGTTTCTACCTGTAGTTTAGGAGGTTACTTATGGCTGAAAATATGATTTACAAGACCTTTAGGGTAGAGGTCAAGGATGTTGATGCAGAAAATGGCATTGTTGATATGCTGATTCCTATGTCAACAGGGTCGGTAGATAGAGATGGGGAAGTAATTGAACCAGGTGCTTGGCGAAAAAGTTTACCTGCATTTAAGAAAAGACCCATTTTACTCTCTTCTCACGATTATAGGGATTTGAGAAAGCAAATTGGTGAATTTGTCGCTCTAAAGTTGACTGATGATGGATTATTTGCCCGACCTAAATATTATATCAATGAGGGCAATGAGGAGGCAGATTGGGCATTCAAATTGGCAACCAAGAAAATGGCCGCCTACTCAGTGGGTTTTATCCCTAAAAAGTGGGAAGACGGTGATGGGGATAAGGCTCCAAGAAGGACTTACAAGGAAAATGAACTCCTTGAAATCTCCCACATAGTTGTTCCTTCAAATAGAGACGCCATTCAGGGATTAATGGCTAAGGGCATTCAAGACCCTGTTGTAAAAGAAATAGCGGATGAGATTCTCAATAACCCTGAATTAATTACTAAACCCGAAGAGACCGATGATTGGATTAGGATTCCAGTTAGGGAATGTAAGGTTACTGCCACAATAGATATTTCAAAGAAAGAAGGTATCAAGGCTTTATATTGCGGTAAGGAAAAGCAGGTTCGAACTTATATGTTCGATAAGAGAGATCCCTACAATTGGACTATGGCTAGGGCTAAGAAATGGGTGGAAGATCACAAATCGGCTGATGACCCCCCTGAAGGTATACATGTTGAGGAAAAGGTTGTTAATCAATCCGAAGTAAAGGATGAAATTGATTACCTTAAAGGCATTATTGAAGATGTAGGATTGAACGAAGAGGCGATGGACTATGCATGGGAACTCATAAGAGAAATTATGCGTTTAGCAGGTGACGACATACCTGATGATATAAGGGATACAATCGGGTCAACTATTACAGAACAGCAGGAGCTTAGAGTGAGAGATGCCATCACTTATTTGGAGGGCTATCTTGCTAAGGCTGATGTTCTGGTCCCAGAACCCTCAGAGCCTAAAGAGGACAAGAAGGAAGCCAAGGCACCATCGGCGCAAGAAATTGCCAAGCTGGTAGCAGAGGCTGTCAAAGATGAAATTGCTAGGCTCAGAGGTAAAGTGAGCTAAAATCTAGCTCAAAATAAAACTTGGAGACAAAATAATATGAACGAAGAAGAACGAAAAGAACTAGCGGATGCTATTAAGGCAGAAGTTAGTGAGACCATAGCTGCTTCGGGTCTTACTGAGGCAGTTAAGAAATTGACACCCGGCGATAATGGTAATGGAGCTTCCGAGGGCAAATTCAAGTCCTTTGGCGAGTTTCTGTGTGCCATTAAGAACAATCCTGGAGACGCAAGGCTAAAGCAACTCAGCGAGGGCTCAGACCCAGGGGGCGGGTTCACGGTTCCAGAGGAATTCCTAGTCACGATGTTCCAACGGGCAGTCGAGAGGTCGGTTATTCGACCCTATGCAACTAAAATCCCAATGGGTACTGATACTCTCAACATTCCCCTACTCAATGATACTACCCACACAGAAGCGGGTGGCCTTTTTGGGGGAGTGATTGCTCACTGGACGGAGGAAGCTGGTAGTAAAACTCACACCGATCCAGTATTCAGGCGAGTAAAACTTATCGCCAAGAAACTAACTGGTCTTACCTATGCTTCAGATGAGTTGTTAGCTGATAGTGCTATTGCATTAGAGGCGCTACTTATCAAATTATTTGGGGACGCTATCGCTTGGTACGAGGATGAAGCTTTTATAGACGGATCAGGCGTAGGCGAGCCGCTCGGCTGGATGAACTCCGGTGCACTAATTCAAGTAACAAGGAACACTTTAGCCTCGGTAGTTCAGGCAGATTTAGCCGGTATGCTAGGAAGGCTTTACCCGGCTAGTCATTACGGACCCAATACAGTTTGGATAGCAAATCCATCAGTCCTGCCTCAGCTTGTAGCAGTGGCAACAACTTCTGTAACATGGATTGCCCTTGATCAAGGTATGACCAAAAGGGTTCCCACTTCAATATTCGGTATGCCGCTACTCTTCAGCGAGAAGATGCAGGCGCTTGGTACTGTTGGGGACATTGCCCTTTGCGACCTTAGCTACTACCTCATCGGGGATCGCTCAGGCGTTAAGGTGAATAGATCTGTTGAGTATCGCTTTGATACCGATGAGACGACATGGCGCTTCGTAAAGAGGGTCGATGGGCAGCCATGGACGGACGAGGTTTTCACTCCCAAGCATGGTGCGACATTAAGTCCCTTTATCGTACTCTCAACTGCCACTAGCTAAGGGCTAAACCCTTAAAAACTAATAAAACTGGAGGAAAACAATGCATGAATTTGACGAGAATGTCTGCGTAAGCACAGGGCTTAGCCCAGCCGTCTACGGCACGTGGGAGTACACCGGAACTGCGGTTGACATGGCTAAATACAATAACTTTGTCGCTGCGGTTGTTTCTGGAAGCTCCGCCGATTTTCAGGGTGCTTTGACTGTTGTGATAGCTGAGGCTACCTGTCATACGGTTTGGTCTAACACCTATCTGGCAACCCTAACCCTTGCATCCAGCTCCCTTGTTGACCGATGTGATACTGTGGAAGTAAGGGCAGAGGAAATGTCAGACGGCTATCGCTATCTAAGACCAGAGATTACACCTGCTACAGGATCGGGTAATCTCTTTGCCGTCATCAATCAGCGGTTCAACCCTAGATACGGCACACAAATGAATTAACCCGTTGACGGGAAATGGGGGATGGTTGGGGGGTTTTCTCCTTTACCCTCAACCGCCCCCCACCCAAAGAAAGGAGGTAAGTAAATGGAGGACGCAATTCGGGAACTATCTAGGTTTCTCGATATTAGCTTGGAGGAAGCTAATAAAAGGGTGGAGGAGTATAATGTTGGCATGGCAGGGGAGGCTTGGAATAAAGCCTCCCCTAAGACCAAGGAAGATGTAGACCAGTTCTATCGGGATAACGATTATTACTTCTATGAGTTAATCCCTTGGAATTATGCTAGCCCGGTTTATCATCAGAGGGTAGAACCTTTATTCAGCTATCACCGTCAGAAGATACTGGAGCTTGGTGCTGGCATAGGGTCTTTATGTATTGCCTTAACCTATGCTGGTAATCAGGTAACTTATTGCGATATAAGCGATAGGTTATGTGAATTTACCAAACAGCGCTTTGAAGATAGGGGTTTTGCCATCCCGATAGTTCAAGGCCTGAGAACGGTTAGGGATTTTGACATTGTAGTTGGTATTGAGTTCTTTGAGCATATTCACCCTGACCGATTACCCAGTTTATTGAAAGAAATAGCTAGCGTTCTTAAAGATGGTGGTTTCTTGTATCACCGCACCAACTTTGGGCAACAAGATATATTCCCTATGCACTATGACCATTCTGCGTACTTTGACAAATTAGCAAAAGAGGTGGGATTAAACCTGCGGGGCAATGGCGACTTAGTTAAGGGTGGTGAGGCGAGGGGTATACAGATTGGTATTCCCATTATTGGGGACATGTCTGATGCGATTTTTTACAGCTTCCTTAGTTTAAGAAAGCCACCCGGCACCAAACTTACTAAAGTGCGGGGACAAGGCGCTGATATGGCACGGAATACCATTATTAGGGCGCTCGAAAAGGATTGGTTATTCTTCATGGATTCCGACCAGACTTTTCACCCTGAAACACTAATGCGATTACTCTCTTGGGAATTGCCCATTGTGTCAGGTCTTTACTTCAAGTCCCCAGGCAAGCCCGTTCCCCATGCATATAAATATGCGTGGCAGGATGGCGGACACTTATATATTGGCTTGGTAGACGAAGTATTCAGGTTCCTCTCACGCTATAAGGATAAATTGATAGGCGACCCGCCGGCAACTATTCTTCCGGCACAACGGGAGGACCTTATCGAATGTGATGGGTTGGGTGCAGGGTGTCTATTAGTTCATCGCAGGGTATTTGAAGCAATTGAAGACCCATGGTTTAAGTATTCAGATAAGTCTGCACTCGGTGAGGACTTTGATTTTTGTCGCAAAGCTCAAGCGGCAGGTTTTAAGATATATATTGATCCTGGCGTGATATGTGGGCATCAAGAAAAGGCTCTAGTTGGGCATCAGCAATTCCTTAACTGGGTAAGTACGGCAGGTAAGGAATCAGAATTCCCGTACCCCTGGGGGGAATCCTAATGAAGAACCTGCAAATGTTACAAATAGAAACCACTAATATCTGTAATGGTACTTGTTCCTTCTGCCCACATCACAAGTTTGAAGAATTCGGTACAATGACCGATGAACTTTACGAAAAGATAGTAAGAAATGCCAGTGAACTACCCGCATTGAGCCTGTTTATTCCTATGCTCACTGGTGAACCGCTTTGTGACAAGAAGTTTGTTGAACGATTGAAATTTGCTAGAGAGCGAATGCCTTGGGTAACTCTTGAATTCTATACAACTGGGTCCCTGCTCACACCAGCGATAATAGATGAACTAAAGAAAATAGCCAATTTGCATATCAGTGTATCGCTCAATGCGATAACGCCTGAAACTAGAAAACGGATAATGGGCCTTGATGATTATTGGGA